AGCTGGCCGCGATCGTCGGGCACGACCCACGACAACAGGCCGCCGGTGCGAAACAGCCACGGCGTGCGGTTGGACGAGAGGAGCAGCGACCAGGCCTTGTTGCCGGCGCGGGAGAGATCACCCTCATCGGATCGGTGCCGCGGCAGGGGCGGCAATGGCAGCGAGAACCCATGCGGAAGATGCCGGCCGATCTCGGGTTCGGGAATTGCCGCGTCGGCCAAGCCGGCGCATGCTGAACGGATGAGGGCGGCGACCGTTTCCGCTCCGCCGCTCACCAGGAGATCGTTGAAGTCCGTGTCGGGCTCCGGTGGCGTGCAGATTGCCGCCTTGCGCCCTTCGGCCCTGAGCTTGCTAGCGATGGCCTCGGCCGCGCGGGCGCCGGCACCAGAGGCATCATTGTCGGCGAGGATGACCACTTCGCGGGCGTCGGGCGGCAGCACCACCTGTTCGAGATGGCTGGTCGACAGCGTGGCCCAGACGGGAAGGTCGGGTATGGCCGTCATCACGGCGAGACCGGTTTCGATTCCTTCACAAAGACCCAAACGGCCATCGCCACCGATCACGCCCAATCGCACGGCGCCTCCCGCCACCTTGCCCAGCATCTTTTTCGGGTTGGACACCGGCGCTTTCGCACTGCCGTCGATGCCGAGATAGATCCGCTGTAGCGCAACGACCTCGGTCCTGGCATTGCGCACGAGACCGACCAGCGCCGGGAATCCCGTCTTCGAATCCCAGTGAGCGAGATCGGGATGGAACTTGAGATCGGCACAATCCGGGACGGCAAGCGACCGGGCACGCAGATAGGTTTCGGCAAGTGAGCCTTGGATTGGCTCGAGGCGCGACAGAATGATCTCGATTTCACGGGAGCTGTCCTTCTCCTTCACAGGCAAGGGCGGAGGCTCGCGGCGCATAGGCGACGTGGGCGTCCAGCCTGCGATCTCCGCGGCATGGGCATAAAGCTCCCGCCCCGAAAGCCTTGTGGCATGCTCAAGCGCACTGAGCGGTCCGCCGCCCTCCCCGCCATCGTGATCGTACCAATCGCCAGCCCGCGGGCCTTTCAGCGCAATGACGCAAGAGCCGGTCTTGCGCGGTGCAGCCCCCGTGATATTGGCGAGCCGCCATTCATCGCCGTCCCGCCGCCCATGCGGAAACGCCCGCGGCACCCAACGCTCTGCTCCGTCACGCAGGCGCACCACGATCCCATCGAGGTCGAAGTGGACCGCAGGGGCTGGCTGTGCCGGGGCATCATTGAGGTCGATCATGGGTTGGCCTCAGTCGAGCAGCACAAGGCCCTGCTCGGCCCGGGTGATCGCGGTATAAAGCCAGCGCGCCCGGTCTTCCGCCGTGCGGCCAAGACCGTCATCGAATACGATGATGTTCGGCCACTGCGAACCTTGTGACTTGTGGCAGGTGATGGCCCAACCCCACACCGCCTCGATCAACGTCTTCTTTTTCCAGTGGTCGCGACGCTCGCGCTCGGGATCAGGTGCGAAATGCTCGTCGAAATGGCCCTTGTAGATGCGGAACCGCTCATGCTCGCCGCCGATCCTCTGGCCATCCTCGGTGGTAATGGTGGCGGTGAAGGAGAGCTCATCCTCATCCTCGATATCGGCGAAATCGAGGAACATGCCGTTGACGAGGCCTAGATCGTTGCGGTTCTTGAGGCAAATGAGCTTTTCGCCACGGCCTCCCGGATAGATGCCGTCGAATCCTGCCGCGCCCTTCATGGCAAGATTGAGCTGGATGCGGGTTGCGTTCTTGCCGCAGATGACCTGACCGCCCTTCAGCATCTGCTCCGGCGCCACATCCTGCCGGCGCATCTTCCAGACGAACCGGTCATGTTCACCATAGGGGATGGGCTTGCCCTCACGGGCCCAGGTGGCCAGCCTAAGGATGGCGCTCTCGCCCGCCTGGCGGTGGATCTCGGTCAGCATCACGTCGGGCGCATCGCGGGTGAAAGCCCCCTCGCCCTTCACGGGCGGCAGCTGTCCCGGATCGCCCAGCACCAGGACGGGCTTGCCGAAGGCCAAGAGGTCGCGCGCCATGTCGTCGCCCACCATGGAGACTTCGTCGAGGACGAGGAGCTTGGCATCCCGCAGCGCCGATTGCTCGTTCAGAATAAAGCGCGGCTTGTGGATGTCGGAGAGCCGGAGTTGCAGTGATGCAAGCTGGGATTCAGCAAAGAGCCGCTCGATGACCGGCAGGCCGGGCAGCCTGGCTTTCAGGCCGGCGATCTCTTGCCTGATCCGCTCGATCTCGGCCGGGGTTGCCTCCGACACGCGATAGATCAGCGAATGGATGGTGGACGCGGGCGTTCCCTTCCGCGTCATCACCAGCGCCGCCTTGCCGGTAAAGGCGGCATAGAGAACGTCGCTGCCGTCGGCGAGACCGAGTTCGCCCATGGCATGCTTCACCAGCGTCGACTTGCCGGACCCGCCGTAGCCGAACACCTTGAAGACCTGCTGTTCGCCAGTTCGGTTCTCGAACCAGTCCTTGATGGTGGCGATGGCCTGCGCCTGCATGGCGGAAGGGGTGAACGTCATTGCGGGTTCTCCCAGCAGCGTTTGGAAAAGGGGCAGAAGGTGCAGAGATAGAAGTCGGGTGCAGCCGCTATGCGGGGCAGCAGTTCTCCTGCCCCGGCTGCGCGGATGATGACGACAGCCTTGTCGGAGAGCGCCTGAGCGCAAGCCGCGTCGAAGGGCACGATCTCGTGGAAAAGCTCCTGAGTATCCTTGTTGAGAGCCGTGAACAGCGTCACCGGCACCTCGAGATAGGCCATGTAGATCTGGACCTGCGCGTAATAGAGCGGCTTCGACTGCGCCAGCCCGCGTTTCACCAGGTCATTCCACGACGTAGCTCGAAGGGCCTTGTGTTCCCACAGCGCTGGCCAACTGATGCCGATGTCCGGCCCGCCGACAATCACCCCATCGATGTGGCCGCGGAATTTTCCGCCCGCTGCCGAGAAGCCGAACTGGCTACCGTCACGCTTCACGGTGCGGAGATCGAAGCCAGCGCCGCGCAGCCAGCGGATCGACAATTCTTCGAAGACATGACCGGCCTCGAAGATGCGGAGCACATGGCCATTGAAGTCCTTGCCTTCATCGGGCGGCGTGTTGGTGAACTCGTAGACCAGCCGCCGCGAACAGGGTTCACCGATGCGCGAAGCTCCGAGATAATCGCGCGGCGGCGTATTGCGGCGTTCGGCCGTCAACACCGCATCGATCAAGCTGTTGATGCGAGTAGCCGCTGGATAAACAGGCGTCCCACCATAGACGTAGCCCGAGCCATGATTGAGGTCGATATGCACGGCATAGTTCCTCAAAATGGAATCTCGTCATTGAGCGGTGCGGCCTTGCTTTTCTCTGCCGCTTGCCGCTGCATCGAGTCCTGGAACCCGTCGATGCAGGCCTCGATCAGGCGGTCGATGTCTTCCGCTTTGCGATCGAAGAACGCTGCCATGAGGCCGAGCTCGGTGAGCACTTCCGCAAAGGGGCGGCGCGCCTCCCGGATTGCCTGAGCTTCCATGTCGGTCTTGTCGATCATGCCGTCATTCCTGTTTGCGAGACCTGAGCCCAAGGTCAGGCAGCACATTGAGCAGAAGCGGTAATGGGGAAAGCGCTGCCACTGCAGCTGGTGGCAGTAGCCGAAGCCCCGCGATTGCCGTCCGCACAGCGCACATGGACCTACCCGAGCAAGAGTTTCCGAATGGGGTCCTCGTGCGGCCAGTTGGCTGTCGCGAGGCGCTGCGACTGCAGCACGATCCAGCGCGTGATGGCTGAGGAGGCCATCGCTTCCAGCTCCTCGAGAGTGAGCGAGGCGATGGGGCTTCGGAGCTTTCCAGCGCCTCTTGCGAAGAGCCATTCACCAATCTCCCGTGCCGCCTCGCGCGTGACATGTGCCTGCCATTCGTCATCCGTCATCACGTCAGCCATTGAGCCAGGCGGGCCCTGCGGGCTTCACAGGCTGGGGCGCTGCAGATTGCGGCTGGGCTGCAGCGTTTGCCCATGCGGGTTTCGGGGCCGAGGTGGATGCGGGAGCTGCAGGCTGGCTCCAGGCGGGCTGCGGTGCGGGCTTGAGCTGGTTCGCACGCGCGGGCCGGTGGCTGGGTGCGGGTGGCACGGTCTCGCCGCTCATCACCTTCTGCCACTCCGGCTCGTTGGGCAGGACAATGCGCTCGATCTTGTTGCTGTCGCTGTAGCTCGGATTGGTGGAGGGCTCGATCTTGATCTTGGCGATGAAGGTGATGCCATGAAGATCGGCGAGACCGCGGAGCGTGCGCTTCTGCCGTGCCGCCTCACTCATGTCGTTGGGATCGAGCCCTTGCGCACTTTCCATCATGGCGCGGAACGTGCCCTTGGAGATCTTCCAGCCGATGGAAACCCCTTGTTCATCAACCTTGCCGCCCCTGACCACGAAGGTCTGCCAGAACTTGCGCCGCGCGTTGGAACCCTCGGCGACAGTAAACTCGCAATCAAGCATCACGGCATCGCTCGACTGCGAGGCCTTGAGCAAACCCCTGTCGATCTCCTGGTCGCCATCGATCCCGCCTTTGCGGATCATCATCGCCACCTTGGCGAAGCTGCCGTCCGGGATGAGGTCGCTGGAGCGCTGGGGTTCGGCGTCGTTGAAGTCGAGAGACATGGGGGTCATCCTTTCGTGGCGAGGTTGATCTTGGAAAGAAGGGTGCCGAGGTCGGCGGGCTCCGTGGCAGCAAGGCGGCCGGAGCGGTCTTTGGCCGGGAGCCGCCAGGGATTGCCGGCCTGGCAGACGAAGCGGCGAAGACGGCCGCTGTCGGGCGCATGAACGAGAGTGTCGCCATCAGCGTCGAAGAGCGACAGGGTGATCACCTGGTCGACGATGCCGGGGAGTTCGCGCGCCGCCTTGCCGCCCTCCATCTGCGGCTGCCAGGTGACGCGACCCATGTCGTCGGTCACTTTTTCCAGAATGCCGACAAAGACCACGGTCTTTCCCGGTGCATGCTGCAGGTGCTTGAGCAAGGTGATGGTTTCGCGGGCGAGGAGGCCGTAGGCGCCGCGCGTATCGGGCTTGCCGGTGCGATCGCTGAAGGCCTCGGGCCTCGTCTTGGCCCAGGCCATCGCCTGGCGCGTCAGGTCGGTGATGCTATCGACGAAGATGATGCTGCGCTCGCTGATCACCTTGACGAGATCGGGATAGAGGCCGGCGACATGGCCGTAGTGGGCTTCCGAGAAGAAGGTATCGGGACCCGCCGCAGGATCGATGCCGCCCACCAGGCAGGCAATGTCGACGGCATCGGCAAAGGTGCGGATGGGAATCGACAGGCCCGGCCAATCCTGCACCGACTTCAAGCCCGCCTCGAGATCAAGGCACAGGGTCTGGTTCGGCGGCAGTGTCTTCAGCTGCGAGGTCTTGCCATGGCCACTCGCCCCGAACAGCGCAATCGTGGTTTTGTTGTGGGCGGCCGACAGCCGCTCGTCGGCGGTGATCATGCGGAGCGCCATGATCAGGTCTTGTCCTTCACGTTGGCGACGGCAGCGAAGACACGATCGGCGCCGACAGCCCCCGCATCACGGGCCAGTTGGTAGAGCTTCCGCAGAGCATGCAGGCGATCACTTACCGCGCTGAACTCGGCATCAAGGCCGCGAAGCGCAAAAGCGATATCGTCAAGCGTTGCTTCGGTGATCGGCTTGATGGTCTGCTCAGCCTGCTTGCTGCCCAGAACGGGCATGACGATCGTGTCGGGAAGCGCTTCCAGCATGAAGTGAAGCTTGCGAACCGACACCAGAGAGATGGAATTGCGCATGAAGTATCTCCTGAATGAGCTGAGCAGAAGCGGAAGCCACCACATGGTCACGCCGCCTCTGCAAGCAGGATCGAGGACAGTGGTGCCGATGGCGAGTGTGCCTTCGGGCGAGCGATGATGAGGTAGCTGTAGTCGTCGCTACCGTGGCGGCGCTGCACCAGATGGACGAGACCCTTCTCGGATGCCCACCAGGCGCGGCGGGCAATGCGCAGGAGTTCGCCGCGCTCGTCGTCACTGCGATGCTTGCTCTGGGGGCTCACATCGTGCGCAAGG